TCAGGTGGTCCTTCGTCCATGCTTCACGTGTGGGCATCCAGTGCTTAACGTCAGGCGTGAGCTTGCATACTTCATATATCTTGTTTAGATGGTCCAGGTTCTGTACATCGCCTGAATCGTGCCAGCGGAAGTACTTCACCTTTTTAGAATTGATTTGAGCTGCCATTGCTTCAACCCATAACGGATGAGTCAAGGATCTAAATCTTTTGTATTGTGCGTCCTTTACATTTTGGAATCTATAACGGCCGCGCTCGTATGCGTAACATTTAGCGCAAACGCTGTTAGGTATAGCCCGGAGCTTGGTACCTGTCTTGCATTCGTGCGCTGGTGTGCTGTAAGCAAATCCAGGCATTTTGCCAGGCTTGCTTAACGTGTGTGTAATTTTTTCCGCTTCTTTTATTAACATACTTTCTCCTTTAGTTTATAGGATACTATAACATTATAATTCTGTCTTGTCAAGCTTGCAGCTTGGCGCTTGCAGCTTGCCGCTTGGTGCTTGTAGCTCGGGCCTTGGGCCTGGAGCCAGCGCGCATGCTGTATGTATACCTGAGTCATGGCCCAGCCGGGACGGCGGCTCACTGAGCCGCCTCCTTATCTTCTTTGTCCCATCGCTCTTCGAAGCGTGCTCTAGTCTCTTCCTGGTCCTTCTTAACCATTTGGATCACCAGCTCTAATGCGTCTGCTATTCTTTTTAGTTCATGTTCCATAATATTCCTTTCTAAATACATCCTATACTATCCCTGAACCATTGTCAAGCGTTGCTTGCTGCTTGAGGCTTGGCGCTTTTACCCGTTGCGCCTCCTGATCAGGGAACTCGGCGCACCATGGTGGTACACACATTGCTACCTTGCGGATCATCGCTAACGTACAGGGAAATGCCAGAGGCAAGATGTGGACGCTGGTGTACACTTACTGATACTATTATTAGCAGGATCCAATGTGCCCTCTTCTAGAATTTTAGGACTTATAATTAACATTGGACCCAGCAAATAATGATCAGTCACTATGCTACGAGGGGTGTGTACCGTTGCTTAATACCATACAGGATCCTACGCGTGCCCCCTTGTTATAGTGTTTACATTCACAGTCAATAATGACTGATCCCAGGTCTGTTAGAGTGCGCGCTTAACTAGTTATCATTTCTAATAACCCATACTCTATTCCTTAACTAACAGACCAGGGATCAGTCTAAACTGATCCCAGGACCCTCTTCACACAATCGATCGCATGCATCGAAGCACTAATAGAGTCCAGGGATCAGTAGCACCCAATGGCTCTCTTCCAGGATGCTATCAATCTCGTTATTTTGAGTTTTTAATTCCGTAAATAACAAAAGGGAATATAATCATATATAGTGCTTGACTATCCTATTGTCAAGTAGTAAAACAATTAAATGCAAAATAATAAAAACCGAAAGGACACAATGAGTAAAATAAGAATGAATACAGAGTTGCGAAACAAACTCTTTAATAAAATGAAAAATGTCTTTGAGAATGAGGACACACAAGAACGTGAGGCATATCTTCAAGCAAGGGAAGATGTTGATAATAAATATGCGTTAGCACATGAACTTGCAAAACAAGTTGTTGAGAGAGCATATCCAACAGAAGATGTTGCAATACTTAGAACTTTCAAAAAGAAATATGGAAGTCCTTGTGATGTTGTAGCAAAAGATAAATGCTTTTACTTTGCACACAATGAGGGTGTTGATGATGAGGGCGAACCAACAGAAACTAAATCACACTTTGATTTTGGTTTGTTTGGTAATCTAAATGGTAGCGAGTATGATAGTGAAGAGGGTAAAAAGTTTGCGTTTGCATATTTTAGAGAAGATTTAAAAGCTATGGATTGCAACCCAGATATCTTTGCACAACAAAAAGAAAACAAAGATAACCCACACAAAACGAAACATGTTGATGAGTGTACTAAAGCATTAGGTGGTAATGGTAATAGTTATAGTAGTAGTGATGAAATTGGTATGGCTAAAACTTTTAATGACCAATACTATCTTGATGTCATTGGAACATCTTATTGTCGTTCACGTGCTATTGCTTGTGATAAAGATGAGTATACTGCTTTTGAAACTTGGAGAATTGCAAAAGGTAATCTAGTATCTAAACACCAAACGTGGATTGATACAATCACTAAACAATGTGACCAATTAAAAATTGGATTGAAAGCATACAGATATCTTTCAGAGGGTATTGAACTTGCAACAGAGTTAGGTATTCAAGTTGATGAGGCAGAGTTAATTAGAACCAACTCAACAGGTCTAACAATTTATAATCCTAGTAATCTAGCAAGTATGATTAAAGGCATGAAGAATAAACAATCAGCTAACACAAGAGAGGCGAAGATATTGGCTAGAAAACAATATGAAGAAAGTTTAAATTAGGGGGTTGACTACTAGGACTATCTGTAATAGGATAGTCCTATAACAAATACAGGAGAAATAACATGGAACTAAACAAACAATTCACAATAACTTATTATTCTAATAAGGATAAAAAACACATTACAAGACAAGGCAAATGGACAGACAAATGTAGATATTGGACTAGCAAAGTTGGAGATAGTTTAATAACTTATTTTGACATGGACAAACAAGAATATAGAACTGCCAAAGGCAGTTGGAAAGTGAGGTTGTAATGGAGTGGTTTTTTATTGCGACAGTAATAGTATTAATTATATTAAGATTAGTAGGAGATAAATAATGGATATGATACTAGGAATAATTTTAATGTTTGGTATTGCAATGATACTTTGTGTTGGTTGTTGGTTAGCCAATGGCACACAAGATTTTATTGATGAACAAAATGAACGATTAAGAAAAGATGAGAAATGGAGAGATAGAAACAATGGCTGAACTACATGAAGAACACTTTGAAGTAATAGACAGAAACAAAGATATCAACTTACAAAGAAACAAACTTAAATTTCTAGAAGATAGAATTGCAACACTAGAGAAAACTTTAGAAAGTCATGCAAAGATATTAGCTAGATTTCAAATGACCGAGGGGGATAACAATGCCTAATAAACATTTTTGCCAAGGACCAGATTGCCATACTAAAACTACACAAGATAGATTTCTAAAATCTAGAGGTGTGGTTCGTGGTAAGTATGCATACTCAACAATGGACAGAACACCTAATCAATGGGGTTGGACCCCAAGTGGTTCTGATACATATTTCTGTAGTCAAGCATGTAAGTTAGAATGGTTGTCAGTTAACATGGAAAACATTGAGCATGGTCGACCGATAGAGTTTATTAGACACAGACGAGAGAGCCAAGGATATCACAAGGTAACCAATGACAATCGTTGGGGTGCAAGTCATAGTATTGAGAGGGTTGACAATAGGACCGAACTAGACTAGGATAATCCTATTAACCAATACAGGAGAAATATGACAGTAAACTTAGACAAGACATCAACAGTTAGAGAACTTAAGATCACTAACCCCTACTCTAATCAGAGTGCCAAGGTTAATGAGTATGAGTTTGCATTATACCACTTGATTAAACATGCAGAAGAATCAGAGCAATATGATGCAATGCAAAAAGGATTAGACCAATTCAGTAGACTAAACCCTTCAGCATTCATGACACTGCTAGACTAATACACAAACAAGTGTGTGTCCTGTAGGACACACACTCACCAACCACACACAATTTATATAATCAATAGAGGTACCAGGACCAAGGCCAATTAACTTTGCTTTGTATAAGTCGATACACCTTTATATAAAAAGGGGTCCCACTACTCTAGGTTGTATTGCTTGTTTTGGACAGATAAGGGTGGTATAATACTTCTTCACTGGTAAAAAGGTGCAAAAAATTTTATAAAAATTTTTTATGATTAAAAAAGATATAGATAAGCTACCTTCTGACGTTCGTGCACAGTATAAAAGATTTAAGGTTATGCATGCCGAAAAAAAGATTCAACGAAAAGCAAAAGATGACTTCATGTCATTTACAAAAGCTGTTTGGCCAGAGTTTATAGAAGGTGCACACCACAGAGTCATTGCTCAAAAATTTAATGACCTCGCAACTAAAAAAATTAATAGACTGATTGTAAATATGCCTCCACGTCATACGAAATCAGAGTTTGCTTCTTACTTGTTACCCGCGTGGATGGTGGGCCGTAACCCTAAACTCAAGATCATTCAAGCAACTCACACAGGTGAGCTTGCTGTAAGGTTTGGTCGTAAAGCTAAAACGTTAATTGATAGTGAAGAATATTCTAAAATTTTTGAAACAAGTCTTAGAGAAGATAGTCAAGCTGCTGGTAGGTGGGAAACTGCGCAAGGTGGTGAGTATTTTGCAGCTGGTGTTGGTGGTGCAATCACGGGCCGTGGTGCGGATTTATTGATTATTGATGACCCCCACTCTGAGCAAGACGCAATGTCAGCTAATGCATTTGACAATGCGTATGAATGGTACACATCGGGTCCACGTCAAAGACTTCAACCAGGGGGACAAATAGTTTTAGTTATGACGCGTTGGTCAAAAAAAGATTTAACAGGAATATTATTAGACAATCAAAAAAAAGTTAAAGGTGATCAGTGGGACGTGGTCTCTTTTCCAGCAATCATGGACCACGGAGATAATAAAAAACCTGTTTGGCCACAATATTGGGCATTAAAAGAACTTGAAAGTGTTAAAGCTACACTTCCGGTTGGAAAATGGAACGCACAATGGATGCAAGAGCCAACTTCTGAAGAAGGAGCACTAATAAAACGTGAATGGTGGCAAAAATGGGACAAAGAATTTTTACCAGACGTTACTTACGTAATTCAAAGCTATGATACGGCGTTTTTAAAAAAAGAAACTGCCGATTACAGTGCAATTACTACTTGGGGTATTTTTTATCCCGAAGAAGGTGGTAAACCAAACATAATTTTACTAGATGCAATAAAAGAACGTTACGAATTTCCAGAATTGCGTCGTGTAGCTCTTGAGCAATATAGATATTGGAATCCTGACATGGTTATCGTTGAGCAAAAAGCATCTGGAACTCCACTAACCCACGAACTTAGACAAATGGACATTCCAGTGATGACATTTACGCCAAGTCGTGGTAATGATAAGCACGTACGTGTAAATTCTTGTGCTCCGTTGTTTGAGGCCGGATTAATTTGGGCCCCTGACGAACAGTTTGCAGAAGAAGTTATAGAAGAGTGCGCGTCATTTCCATATGGCGATCATGATGACTTAGTTGACAGTATGACTATGGCAATCATGCGATTCAGGCAGGGAGGTTTCCTACCCCATCCAGAAGACTATGAAGATGAAATACAACCAACTAGGAAAATGGAGTACTACTAAAAATGGCAGGAGTCGTAACAACAAGATTATTAGAAGCGTTAGCGGAGATAGGGGTTGATGTATCTAAAAAACAACCATCAAATGTTAAAACACTTGCTACTAAAAACAAGTCAAGTGCTACAAAACCAGGACTATTAGCTGGTGAGCGAGATACAGGTGGAAATTTTGGAACTGTACTAGATATTTTTAAAAAAGAAGCACAATACATTGATGGTATGAACGATGTCGAACAAATGGCATTTTTAAATAACATAATGGATTACAAAGAGTTTGGTGGATCAAGTATTAAAGTTTCAGAAGGTATAAAATTAAAAGATGAGTTTGATAAAGGTTTAGGAACTTTAAAAGACGATATTGAAAGTTTACAATCAACTGCAAAGACCATGAAAGACGAAGCAGATGCTGGTCTTGCATCAGCAGAAAAAGATTTAAAAGATTTTTTAGATACAGGCGGTCAACCGTTAAAAGCAAAAAGCGATAAGTATCTTGGTGGTAGTATGCACGAAGAAGGTCAACTTAGAACTGCTATTAGAACATTTTTAAAAAACGAATATAAAAATGGTAGAATTAAATTAGACAAAGACGATCAGTTTAGAATTATGGAATACTCTCCAATGATGGAAGATGATCCTATAAAAGTATTTAAAAAAATTTATGGCGATGAAGCTTATACAAAAGCTGGAACGTTTCCTGGTGCATTTGAAAAAGGTGAAAACTTTAATCACTATGAATCTATTTTTAAAGAAAAAATGGGTGAAGATATTTTAAAAGTTAAAGATAAAAAATATGTTGGCGACGGAACTTTAACATTAACCAAACAAGAAGAAGTAGTTACTCCAACACCTGATGAAGATATGCCTTTTGCAAAAGGTGGTCGTGCTAGTTTTGTTGGTGGTAAAGTAGTTGACGAACTTGTAGCGATGCTTGTTAAAAAAGAACCAATGGACGCTATGAAAGAAGTAAATAAAATTATTGGTAAAAAAGGTAAGTATAAAAATTTAACACAAAGCGATATTGATAGAATTGTAGATCAAACTAACGATCATATATTTCAACGTGATCCAGATAATTTGTATGTTGGTGACAGAGATATAAATAAATCTGTTGACGACATGAGTCTTGAAGATTCATTAACAACTCTTGAGGGTCTGGGTGGCACTAAGATGGCTGAAAGATTTAGATTAGGTCAAAAGTATCCAGGAATAGATGAGGACTTGTTAACTAAAATTATTGAAGACACTGATCCAGTTCACAAAGCAAGTGTCCTTGCTAAAATAGATATGGCTATGGAGTTAGGTAAAACAGATAAATCAGCAGACGAAATTATTGACATATTAAAAAAAGAACCTGAAACAAAAATGGCAACTGGCGGACGTGCTGGTTACTATGGTGGTGGTCAAGCAATGGTTGAACCCGACCTATCAGACATTGGCCATGGTTCGGATGCCTTGATGGCTAGAACAAGAATCACGGCCCCTGGATCACAAGCAACTACATCAACAGGATTAAACTATTTACTTGGTGAAGATAATGATAATATTAGAGTTCCTTTTCAAGGAGGTGGTGGAGCTGATGCTTCAACAACTTCTTTTTCAAAAAGCTATGACAGGCAGCATGGAACCAATACTGCAAGCAGAGCTAACAAATCAGTTGATAAAAGACAAGCTGCAGGGCAAAGAGATGCTGATAGAACTAACGAAAGAATTTCAAATTTTACACAAAACGCAAACCATAGAGAGGCCATGCTTAATTATCAAAACCCACAACCACAAGAATCTAAATTAAAAAATATGGCTAACACAGCTCAAGAAGCTAACTATTTTTATAATTTATACAAAGGCAGCCCTCAAGGTGTAGCTCTAAGTATTTTTGGTAAAAAATATGGACAACCGATAATAGAAAAATACGGACAACCATTTATAAATAAATTAAAAAATTTAAGAAGTGAAGCAGAAATAGAAGAAGAAGACGGTATTATGCAAATGGTTGAGTTAACTGAGCCACAATTAGATTATTTAAATAGTAAAAAAACTCAAAGAGATTTAAAAGAAGGTTTTTTATCTCCACAACAAATTTATGATAAACTACCTGAATACGAAGAAAAAACTCCTCTTAACCCTTTTAAAGGAGACCAAGAACCGACAAGTCCAAAAGAATTTAATGAATACCTAGACACCATAGATAAAAATAAATTTTTAGAGAGAATAACAGTAGCAGACGGTGGTATCGCTGGCCTAAGACAAGGTTATGCTGGTGGAACTTTAGTTGATAAAGGTCGTAGAGGATTTTTAAAATTTTTAGGAGGAACTGCAGCAGGTGTTGTAGCTTTAAAAGCAGGACTTGTTAAAATGCTTGGCAAAGAGTCAGGAGCCATAAGCAAAAAAGCAATTGACGAAGTAATTATAGAAGGTG